ATTTTTTTGACATTATTAATAAAATTATTGTATATTTGCAGTCGAAAAAAACGCAAATCGTATTATATGTATATGATTCTTTCTTATTAGATTTTGACAGAGAAGATGGATTGGAAACATTAAGGGGAATACAAAAGATTATAAACGATTCTGGGTTTAGCTCATCTGTGAAAATTGGAAAAAACTATTTTAACATGAAATCTTTTGATTTGGAAAACATGAAAGCATGATTGAGAGGAAACCCACAAAATTATTATGTACTTTTTGCCACCCGCATTTTATAGAAAGTACATTGAAGACCATTAGAAACACTTATGATATAACAAACGATAGTGTATTTGTTTTTAGAAATGCATCCGATAATGATGAACTAATTTTAAGTTACAATGTTATTAGAGAGGAAGATTTTACATTACTTCCATCCACCCTAATACTACATCGAAATAAAGAAACCGGAACTTTATTTACTCTAAATGGTCTTAATATACTTATAGAGCAATCTAATAACGGTAAACTTGATGTTAATTACAAAATTGACTGGTATGCTTATGAGAACTGTCTAATAGTTACAGGATCTGATGGATTGAGAATAATTGACCTAAAGTTTCTTTACAAAAAGAATATTTCTAACATTTAATCTATATAGTTATGAGTAATTTTGCAGAACGTTTCAAACAAGAAGCGAGTAAACTTTCTAACTCCGGTCCTACGGGTAGAAAGAAAGGTAAAAACATTTTTGATTACATTTGGAGACCTACATCCGTAACTTCCACCATTAGGATAGTACCAAATAAAAGAGACCCCGAGTGGCCTTTTTACACGGTATATATACATGGCAGAGACTACGCTACAAAAATAGGTCTAGCCAATTATGAGTTCGCCTCTCCTAAGACTTTCCAACAAGAAGATCCTGCCGAGATTTTTGCAAACAAGTTATACAGAGAAGATTATGAGAACAACAAGCAGTTTATTAAGTATTTCGCTCCTCAAAAGTTTTACTATGTTCCTATTCTAGTAAGAGGAAAAGAATCCTCCGGAATTAAGGTATGGCCTGTAAGTACTAAGACCTACGAGAAGATATTTAATATTATGAACACTATTTTTGAGGAAGAAGGAGAAGAATCTTCAAAAATCTTTGACTTAAAGATAGGAACTGACTTAGTTATCACTAAACCTGCGGGAGGTGGCGTAGAAATTACAGCGAAGAGAAGCCCGACTAATTTGATAGAGAGAGCAGAAGAAGGATATACCATCGAGGATTTTAAGAGGCAATACGAGGAAATGGGAAATATTGAGGATTTATATATCACCCATACAAAAGAGGAGATTGAAAAAATGGTAACTTCTTTAGCAGGCTCTTTATTCTCAAAAAGCAAGGCTCCGGAATCAACCGAGATTATACGAGGTGGTACAAATGTGAGAGAAACTACGGAAGAAGTAAGGAACAAACCGGTTGAAAAACCAGTAGCTACTAAATCACTTGAAGACGATTTTTCTAAATTTCTAGATTCTATATAAAAAAACGTTAATTATGGCAAAGAAAAAGGAATCCTCCCAAGAGAGGACTGACACATCTTTTGCATCATCTTTGATAGATGCAATAAATGCTAAGTACAAAAAAGACATAGGTACAGTAGCTTACAAGCTAGAAGACTCTACGCTAGCTCCTACAAATGTTAGCGACTTTGTGTCTACCGGATGTACAACATTAGATATGGCTATCTCTAATAGAGAGAATGGTGGGTACCCCGTAGGTAAAATTGTAGAACTAATAGGACTAGAACAATCTGGAAAATCTTTATTAGCTGCTCACGCTATAAAAGAAACACAGAAGAAAGGAGGAATTGGAATTATCATAGATACGGAAAGTGCTGTGAGTAAGGAGTTTTTAACTGCGATAGGCGTAGATTTAAAAAAGAATTTTGTCTATGTTCAGCACGAGGTTATTGAAGATGTTTTTAATTCCGTTGAAACCATTATAGAACAAATGAGAGCATCTAACAAAGATGTAATCGTAACTATTGTTGTGGATTCAGTAATGGGCGCAAGTACAAAGGATGAAATTGAAGGCAATTATGATAAAGATGGATGGGCTACACAAAAGGCAATCATTATATCTAAAGCCATGCGTAAACTTACAAACTTATTAGGAAGAGAAAAGATTCTTTTAATTTTCACTAATCAACTTAGACAGAATCTACAAGCTAGACCAGGAATGGGAGATTCTTACACTACGTCAGGAGGTAAGGCTATCGGTTTTCACTCTTCTATAAGAGTTAAGTTAGTTAAGAAAGGAAAAATACAAGGCCCGGAAAAAGATTTACCTTTAGGTATCACTACAGAAGCAGAGATTATTAAGAATAGAATAGGACCTCCGCATAGAAAAGCCTCTTTTAATATTATGTATAATTCAGGAATTGATGACGTAAGTTCAATTATGGACTTCCTTAAAGATAAAGGTATTGCAACATCTTCCGGAGCCTGGTACACTTATAAGTATTGTAATAGAGAGACGGGAGAGATTATAGAGGAAATAAGATTCCAAAGGAAAGATTTCCACAATAAATTATTTTCTAGAGAAGAAATACGTAAAGATATACTATCTAATATTTCTGATTATTATATTACAACATATATTAAAAGAGATGGCAGCGACGAAGGAGATTCTACTCCATTCATTCACATAGAAGAAACGGAAGATGACAATTGATTTATCAAAATTGTTAGATAACCATAAATCTATGTCTAACGAAAAGACCGTTCTTATAATAGATGGAACTAATTTATTTGTCAGATGTTTTTGTGCCTATCCTACATTGAATACAGATGGGTACACAATAGGAGGTGCATTTGGATTCTTAGAAAGCATGTTTTCTTTTGTCAAGACTTATAACATAAACAAAGTCATTGTTGTATTTGATGGACAAGGAGGATCTGTACGTAGAAAGAAAATGTATAAAGGATACAAGTCTGGCAAACACAAAGGGCTTAAGTTGAATAGACTCACAGAAAGTAAAACGGAGAGTACAGATAAGGAATCGGAAAGACAAATTAGAAGGCTTATAGAGTATTTAAATAATTTACCTGTCGTCCAATTAATTATGGATGGTGTTGAAGCAGATGATGTTATTTCCATACTCGTAAACTCAATTGAATTAGAAGATTACAAATATAAATTTATAATGTCATCTGATAAAGACTACCTCCAGTTAGTGTCAGAAAACATACAAGTTTATAACCCTACAAAAAAAATTATGTATTCTCCAAAAAAAGTTGTCGAAGAATTTGGAATTATCCCAGAAAACTTTGTATATTACAAGGCTTTTATAGGGGACCGCAGCGACAACATTCCTAGCTTTGGTTCTATAGGGGAAAAAAACATAATCAAGTTCTTTCCGGAAATACGAAATACTAAAATAGAGGATTTAGATTTTTTCTATAACCGAGCAAAGGATTTGATTTCAGAGGGTAAAAAGTACAAGGGATTAGACAATCTTATTAGCGATTTCGATAAATTAGAATTAAACTATAAATTAATTCAGTTGCATAATGTTGATGTCTCATACCACACAAAAAGTGCAATAAGAAGAATATTGCAGGATTTTGTCCCTTCTAGTTATGACTATGAATTTATGCAAATGTTTGCGTTCGACGGATTATTTTCTAGGATTAATGACTATGATTCATGGCATAGAAACTTTGTAAACAGATTAAAATCATAAATAATGACAGCCAATTTATTAAATTCTTTTGGTACGGATTTTCAAAAGAAGGTTTTGTACAATTTGCTTAATGACGAGAATTTCTTTACTCGCATTATTGACATTCTTGATCCAAATTATTTTGAGAACGAGGCTATGTCTTGGATAGTAGAAAAAATGTATGAATATTATGAGACATACAAAATACAACCTACAATAGATGTTTTAAAAATAAACATTAAGGAATTAGCAAACAAGGACGAAAACGATTCTCAGGCAGAAAGAAACAAACTTTACGCTCAGAGTATTTACATGTTTCTTAAGAGTTCGTTAGATTTTGCTGACTCTAAGGATTTACAGCATGTCAAGGACAAAATTGTGGAGTTTTGTAGGAATAGGGAATATGTAAAAGCCCTAAGAAATGCTGTTGACTTAGTTAAAAGAAATGATTTTGATGCCGCCTTTTCCGCTATAAACAAAGCACATAATGCAGGTTCCGAATTAGATTTAGGATACATGTATGAAGAAACTTTAGAAAATAGATATATGGAGGATGATAGAAATCCGATTCCTACTCCATGGCCTGTTCTTAATTCCTACATGAAAGGAGGTCTATCTTTTGGAGAATTAGGTGTTGTATTGTGTCCACCAAAGGGGGGTAAATCATGGTTACTTATATCCTTAGCCGCTCACGCTATGGAGTTAGGAGTAAATGTAATCTACTATACTATGGAATTGTATCCTACTCAAATTTCAAAGAGGATTGACGCTTACATTACAGACATATCATTGGATAACTTGTCTAAAGATAATATGCCTTTGATTAATAAGAAGATGGATGAAATTCCAGGCAAGTTAATCATTAAGAAATATGGAGCATACAAAGCATCTACAATGACTATCAGAGGGCATTTAGATCAATGTATCCACCAAGGAATTTCGCCGGGATTAATCATTATAGATGACCCAAAATTACTAAAATCTACAAAGACAGAAAAGAGATTTGCATTAGATGAAATCTTTACAGACATTAGAAACATAGCAGATGAATATAGAGTTCCAGCATGGGTACCCTCTCAAGCAAACAGAACATCTGAATCAGCTAAAATTGTAAATGGAGAACACATTGCAGAATCATATAATGTTCTCATGGTATGTGATTTCA